GTCCAGAAGTATTAAAAGTGACTGCCCCATTCGCAGCTAAATGTACATGAGTGTTTGTCGTATTGGTAGGGCCAAAATCAACCTGTACAGCGTTAGCCTCTCCTCTAGCAGAAGGTTCTTGTGGAGTTGTGGTAGAAAGGCCATCCAGCAAGCGTTCTATCGTAATATCTTCAACGGCTAAACCCGTGGATGAAAATAATTCCTCTATGGTTTTATATTCGCCAGTTTCATTGTCTACAATCCCCGTACCGTATAAAATATTATTAGACATTATTTACCCCCTAAAACAAAAAAGGAGAAGGATGTGTTATTATAAACACCTTCCCTCTCCTTCTATAAGACTAACTAATATAACTAAATATTAGCCTAATACACGGTAAGATAATTGTGGTTTAGTTAGAACGTAAAGTGGAGCACTTTCAATCTCTAACTCATGGTACTTATCTTTAGAATCACGGTATTGGTATGCCATGATCTCTTGACCAACCACATTAGCACCTGACAAGGTGTTAGCAGGTCCGAAGTAAGCACGGTAAGCGCCACGTACACCACGAACAATAGTGTAACCAACATCTGCTTGAGGGTCATTCAAAGCAGATTCTGCACTACCAGTTTCACCTAAACCTTTAACCACCTCAGTAGTACCATCACCTACATCACGAGTGAATTCAGCATCATAAGAGTAGAACATAATACCTTTATGAACGAAAGTATCTACAACACCCCATGCCTCGTAAGAAGCTAAGTCTGCACGTACTGAATCAGTTGGAGCAGAGGCAGAGTAGTATAGATACGCTTCACGGATTTTAGGGTGATTAATCAATTTATCGAAGAACTCAGGACTCACCATAACTTCAATACGACCAATACGACCACCAGCTTTTGCATTCTTAGCAACACCACGTTTAAGCTCTGCAATCTTACCATCGACATCAGCAGCCGCATTATCTAAGTCGAAGTCGATTTGGTAATCAGTACGAGTTAAACCAAATTCACTAAACATGTCAGCAATGACAGTACCATCGGCGTCTACAGTGACACCTTTAATAGCGTGCATTTTCATAAATTCACGTGTTTGGTCAAAGTCATTACGCATATCTTCAAACTTATCGTTGATAGCAGTAACTAATAACTTAGGTTGGTCAGCAGTACCAGTTTGTCTCCAGCCTTGAATATCTTGAGGAGTAACATAATCCTGATGAGAGAAGTAAGGTAATGCAAGAGAGAATACATCTGTCTTACGATCTTTACCTTTTGACTTATCACCACCACGGCGGCTAGCCTGTGGGATTAATGTGCGTGTGATGTAGTTTTTCTCGAAGATAACAGATTCTTGTGATACACCTTCACCTACGAATAAATCAGTACCATTTAATAAACCATACTGGTTATCAATTTCGTTTACTTCTTCTGTCCATTCCGTAACAACATTACCGTTGTCTAGAGTACGAGTAACAGCCATTTATAATTCTCCTTATTCAATCTCATCAGTGCTGAACTTACCAGCAACTTTAATACCAGCAGTTTCTAAAGCTGTAATAGCGGTAGCTAACGTAGCTCCAGCAGCAGGAACCACTAAACCACCTTGACGAACAATAGCAGGTCCATCATTAAGAATAGCTGTACCAGCTACATCACCATCGGCAGCACCGTAGATTAACTCATCTACTAATACACCAATCGCATCACCAGCATTTGCATCAAGGAAATTGATCCACTTACCGCCTGTTAAGGTAACAACCATGCCCACCTTAGATTCAGCATTCTTTGTGTACACACCGTTTGTACGACAGTAAGCTACTTCAGGAGCTAATTCGTACTTTAATACATTACCTGTAGAAGCTTGAGATGTTAAAATTCGAGCCATTATTTATTCTCCTTTTTCTCTGCACGTACTTGTGCAATTAATGCGTCATAATCAGTTTGTGACTTAGTGATCTCTTCATCAGAAGCATCAATACCTATCTCTTCTGTGGCGAAGCTGTCAATAGCGTCTTGAGCTTTCTTTAATTGAGCTAAGATAGTTGCACTACCTTCAGTATTACGTGCCTTAATCAAGGCATCAGAGACGTTTTCTAAGTCTTCTTCAGAAACAAACGATAATGACTTAACAAAATCCGTAGTCTCTTCTTTGATACGCTCTTGGTTAGCTTTTTCAAAATCAGAAATAGCCGCATTAGCTGTCTCTAATTCCTTATCTTTATCTTCAAGAGCTTTTTGTAATTCAACAGCTTGACTTGCTGCCTTTTGTAGTTCAGCGATTTCCGCTTCAGTTAATGGCATTACAGCCTCCTTACTAAGGTTATTGTTAACTTCCGAAGCAGAGGCTTCATCCGTATCTTTATCTAAGGATTCACTATATTGCTTCTGCAATTCAGCAACTCCTTGGTAAATATCTTCAGGTAGTGTTTTTATCGAGTTAATATTTTGAGTCTTTAGTAAACTCACCTGATTAATCTTTTTATCGATGTAACTCTCGTATGTCTCAGTGTCCTCGTCAGATTCATAACCTGTTTCATACCCCATGATACCTGCTAATACAGCTGCATCATCGTAATACAAATTAAAGAATTTACAGAGGAATTCCCTCATAGACATTTCAACAGCAACCTCTGGTTGTTTTTGTTTCATAACAAGAACTTCCGTTTCATTAGCTGCTTTATCGACGAGTGCTACATGAGCATTGCCACCATTCATCATTTGTTTTTCAAAATTAAACTCGGTGATACGTCTTTTAGCTTTCGCCATCTTCATCTCCTACATCCACTGTAACTCCCTGACAACCGACAGAGAATCCAGTAAAGTCACCGTTCTTACACATCTTCCATATGTCATCATTGTTTATCTTGACAGACATTACCCAATCACCTTTGAGTATCTCTCCTTCACCCACAGATATATCAGCAGGGGCGATGTAGCTCTCAACAATAGTGACTTCTTCTGCCGAGACATCAAACATATGTTGGATATTTGACTGTTGACTGTACTTCATGAAATCATGAGCTGCATTTTCTACAACCTCACTATCATAAATATCTCCATGAGCGTCAACAGTATCTGGTCTTAAAACAACTGCGGTGAAAATCCTTTTCTCTGCATCCAAACTCTTAAAACAATCTGTTCTATTCATCAAGTCTCCCTAATTCTCATTAGATACCTTCATACCGCTTTGCTGGTTCTGTCCAGTAGGTCCTGACGTACCATCACCCTGCCCAGCTTGACTTTCTGACCCACTAGTCATTTCCTCTGTCATGGGTTTCTCTCTGTTAGGGGAAGGAGCGCCTATTGCAGTACGTAACCACTCAGATAATCCTTCATCAACTTCCATAGCTCCAGATGTTACAGTCTGCTGAACAAACTTGCCTAGTTTATCAATATCTCGTTCATCTAAATCACCATGTCTAATGACAGGTAACTCTCCAGATATATCAAAACCATTCATAAGGAGTGTCTGAGGAATAAGGTCTCTGTTAACGATATCGAGGATCTCATTCATAATGGCTGAGATACCAACAGCTAATAGATTTGTTTTACTATCAGATAAGGCATAACTACCAGTGGAGTCTTGTCCCATCTTGAGAACATCAGCTAAAAAGGTCATGAGAATCTTGTTCTCGTACCTTTTAATAATGGCATCAGTATCGTACTGCTTGCCACCGCCAGATACACCCTCTAAACGAAAACCGAAAATGTCTTGTTTTGTTTCTGGATCAACAAACTTAGGCATCACAAGACCAGCTTGTTCGTTTGCGTGGATGTTACGAATAACGTCCTTCATATAAGCAAACACAGCTTTCTTATCCTCTGAGGCATTCTCAGACATATATTCAGGGGGTAATTCTACAATCGGTAAGCCGCCTAAATCCCTAGCAATACCGATAGCTTCATATTCTTCAATCTTAGATTTGTACTTCCACGGAACATAGCAGGAACGTAGTATACTACTACCCTCTGGATTACCTCTTTTCATATCGTGGGTTAAATGAAGTATCTTACTCATCGGGAGTTTGATTTTTGTAGAAGAGAATCCTTTTCCTATATTCTCTCCAGCTAAATAATATCTTCCATTAACCGCACTAAGGTCTTGTTCTACCGCCAATAGTCGTTGGCCCTTGGCATCATACAACCACTTGTAAATTGTGTCTTGTGAACGTATAGGTAACTTAGCCCATCCTAACAACTCATCATCGTATTTTGATTTGTATTTACCAGTGAGCCCTCTTCGTCTCTTATACACTTTCTCATGAATTGAGTAACCATACTCTATAATAGAGATAGCTTCATTCATGAAGTCACTCCATGTATGTTCCATATCGTGCATACACTGGGTAATAAGAGAAGCCATTTGTTTCTGTTCGTCTGTTAAATCACCATCTTCAACATCATCATAGACGACATTATACTCTGTACGTCTAACTAGAGACTTAATGGTATTAACCGCTGCTGCTACAGTAGGGTCGTAAGACATTAACTTGTATGTTTGAAGAGAAGCTGGATAACGTAAGTCAGCGTTAATTTCTTCAAATACTTGACCATTGGACATATGTAGTCCAGTAGTCCCTCTCTCATTCAAACCTACTGGAGTAGGAACAGCAGCTTTTTTAATAGTTTTATTAGGCTGTCTAGCCATTCATCCTCCTACTTATTGAAAGGATTGGCTTGAGTTAAGCCTCCTAAATCTGGTAGTGAAAAACTACCTGCTGTTTTCTTCATTACAAGTTCATTCACTAGATCAGATAGGGCATCGACAATATCATCATGTCCTTTACCATCGCCTGTGAACTGTTCCAGCTCATCAAAGAAGATCTCATTCCACTCAGCCTTCACGACTTTTATCATGCCATTCTCTGCTAATGCAGCTACTGGTTCAAAGCGTTTAACTTTTGCTGTGTTAGATGTTCTCTTTTGTCTTACTGTATAACCTTCTGAAAACAACATGCTTGTTGTATGATCAGCCGCTTGCTTACCTGCGGCTCCAGAATCAACAGGTATGGTAATAGTACAATCAGGACCATCCCTTTCTGCTGTCTTTTTCATTTCCTCATGAACACCAGAAGGTCTCCATCGTCCCCTGACAACATCAGTAATATAGACAGTGCCCATATCATCTATTGTACCAGCTATACCGACAGTATAATCTGGATCTGGATAAACCTCTGAGGGCAGGGTAGCTGCCATATCCCAACTACGTACCCATCGTTTACCTCTTGGTAATTGATAAGCACTCAGCAAGTCACCACACCATTCCCTTTTAAAGTAACCAGCAGCTTGCTCACGGACAAACCAGTTACCTTCGAGTAAACGTGCTCTTTCAACACGTGGAAGGTTTTTCAGTTTAGTTAAATACTGAGGTTCTAGCCTCATAAGCACTGGATTATCCTCACACGTGGCAGGGATAAATGTAAATGTCATCGGGTCTAAGTCAGGGTAATCAGTTTTCCATTCCTCTAATGTTTGTCTGAACTCCAAGTCATTACCTATTTGACCACAATAGATCACTTGTCCAGACTTACTATAGATAGGATAACCTTCTTTATCTAAGAATTGCCCTTTTTCAAGCCATTTACGAAGGTAACTATCAGCATCAGGGTTACACATTAATTTCATATGTGATTTAACTGGGCACGCTGGATTACGCAGACGTGACACAATGTACATTACCTGCTCTAGTTCAAATTGAGTTGCCTCGTCTACTATAGCTTCTGATATTTGCCAACCTTGGATATCTATTTTATTCTTTACATGTTCTAAATGCTTAAATCTGACAGTGGCTTTAGAGGGGAATGTAATTTTTAATTCTTGACTTTGTACGCCTAACTTAGCTTTAGGCATGAATTCACTAACAACCTTGTTATACTGATTATTCCCTAAATCCCACATACCATCAGGACCCTTTAATTGGGGAGTGGTACGTCTGAAAACAACAGCATTAAAGGCAGGTTCATGTACATACTTAAGTGCATCATTGATACCGCAGAAACTCTTCCCACTACCAGCCGCGCCACCGAACACGGTTATATCGGCACTAGATGAGTAGAAGTCAAACTGTTTCTGTGAAGTAGGACAGAAGCCAAGAGAAAAGTACTTTTCGTCAGTGGTCAGTAAGAAAGCTAACCAATTTTTCTCTTTTTGCTGGAGGGAATCAAGAGATTGTAATCTTTTTATCTCTTCATCACGTATATCAAGGAGAAGCTTTTGCATAAAATCCATGCTCTCTCCTTTGTTTGGTCAGGATGGTTAGATTCGAACTAACAACCCCTCGCTCCCAAAGCGAGTGCTCTACCAGATTAAGAGCTACATCCTGAGAAACCCTCTTCAATTTCAGCTTCTACGAGAGGCTTGGAGGGCGTTTTTTGTTTTGGTTATATAATACGGAATATTATAACATATATTTTCTTACGTGTCAATAGGTAAATGACAAATAATAGTAATTATTTTATAATATGGTTATTTCCTTTGTGAAATCATCAACCAGACCTTCTGTGGTCGTGACCCTTGCTTGGAGTGTGTAAGTTACTCCACTTGTACCTCCAGAAAT